CCTGAAGTCACGGCCTGTAACCCGCATGTCCGTATAGCCGTCAGACCGAGGGTTGTAGGGGCCATACGTATATTCCGTACCCTGCGGGGTCATGGAGGCAAAGATCGTGATCTGGGTGCTGTCGTAGGAATAGCCGTTATCGGTAATAGCCTGCTTTAGATGAGACAGGGCATTGCCACTCTGGATGTTCAAAGCACCCGTTTCGGCGTATCTGTCGGTCTCAATAGGAACACCAGCAGCCGTCCAGCCGTTCTCTTGGAAGTACACATCGTTGTTTTCGTCGGTCGCAACCGGATAGGCGAAAACACCCGCACCTTGGCAGGCTGTTCTCGTCATCGTGCTCCCGATACCCCACCAATCTTCGGCGTAGTTGTAGAAGACAGATAGGTCTGGAACATTTGAACTTGGAGATGGATACCAAAACCAAACTTCAGGAAAAATGTTGTTCTCAGAACCGTGGGAATAAATCGGTCCTGCATCAGGATCAATATTATCAAAAACGCTAGACCCAACATCGCAGCGCAGAGGACGAACGACACCGCCGTCATAGAGCCAGAAGCTCTCCTTACCCATCCAGATGCAGCGACCAGCGGTCGTAGCAAAGGCACGAGGGGCAATCAGACCACAACCGAAGCCGATACGCTCAATGCTGTAGATGTATGGCAAACCGATATACCGCATCAGCCATGCTTCGTCCTGCGTCCAGATCAGGGTTCCTTCTCGGACAGCAGCACACATGATGATCTTGCTGGACGTATCAAGATCGAGATAACCGGCTGTATTGACTGCGGATGTGTAGTCCCAGTCCGTGTAGTCCTCACGCGAAGACCACGCTACACGACGGGAGTTGCCGCCAGCACCAATCAGAACGGCATGGCGCTCCTGAGTGACGATCACGCCACGGTTGTTGGTCGGTGGAAGGTCTGAAGCCTGTGCGCTTGCTGTACCACCAGTTCCAGTAGTGTTTGTGCCAGAACTAGAAAAAGTAAATGTAGTCAGGCTAGGCGTCGAGGTAATCGTGTGCGTTCCGTTAAAAGAACCTACAGAGTTACCAGCGACGATAATGACATTTCCTGTCGTAAAACCGTGGTTCCAGTTCGTCGTCACCGTAGCTACGTTAGACAAACGGGTGATAGAGGTGATTGGCTCGATACCAACAATTGTGGCCTGACCTTCGCCCTCCTGCCAGTGCAGAAGACGGCCATCGCTGGACGCAACCATAAGGGCCTCGCCGCCCCAGTTATCAATGGTCCAAGAGAAAGGCGGGATGAAGGACTGGGACTGTGGGCGAGGATATGTAGCGTCGGTGTCATCACCGTACAGCAACTCGCCGTAGTCATAAGCGCCATAACCGCCAACCTGAGACCCCTCTGCCCCAACAAAGGCCGTAGGCGTGATGTCGGTATAGGCTGCACCCTCAAGGGCATACAGCTTCTCATCGCAACCAAAGAGGCCGATAGACGATCCAGAGGTGCTGGTGAAGGTGAAGACGGTACGAACAGGGCTTGCCAGAGGCGTTGAGGTAATGCGCTGCCATCCACCCACGGGCAACAGCTTCCCAGAGCGCCAGCGGACCAGATTGGCATCCCAAAAGCGCCCCTTTACCTGAAGAGGCGTTGCGGGCTTTACGACACCAGCCGGAATGTTGATAGGGGCCAAAGGCATGTCAGTTCCTTAAAAGATGCCTATTTATAACACGAAAGCGGCATCAGACCATGCCCATTGCTTTCTCTTCTACGTCTGCAACCCGCTTGCCCCAGCCCTTGCCAAAGGTGTCCCAAGTTGGGAGCTTTTGGAGGAAGTCGAGGCGCATAGCGCACAAGGCTTCTACTGTTTCTGCTGGGTCGCAGGACTTGATGGCCTCCAAAGACTTAGGGCCAATCGCGCCGTCTGCCGTAACCCCTGCGATCTGCTGGAGGTACTTGGCCGCACGGCCAGTGCCTGAATTTACCGCAAGATCATAAGCAGCATAATCCACACCAGAAGGAAGATCATCACCCTTAATGCGATCCCAATATCGGGATTTATAAAAGGGTTTAACGACCTCGGGAGTAAGGCCGCGCATAGTTGCCTCATCAACCTCATGGCCGACGTACTCTTCCCACGCCCTTTGTGTGACCCCTAAGTTGGTGCGCCCGCCTGGGTCTTTAGGATGGTTTACGTAGCCACCTTCATGCTTGAGCACGGCAAGAAAGGCGTTTTCCCAATTGTCTTTCATCGTCCGTCCCCTTTAGACATCGCATCCGTCTTGGCCTTAGAACCGGCAGACGAGCCAAAATAGTAAGCGATGACGCCGGTAAAAGCAGTCTGCAAAGCACCAAGCATCAAAAGCAGAGCTTCGTTGCCGTTCTTGGGAACACCGTGAACGAACATCCAAAACAGGATGCCGAAGAACCCAATCGTAATGGCTGCTGCCAAGATTTTAGGCGTATGGTCGCCAAGAGCAACTTCACGCTTTCTGGCGCTGTCACGATCCCCGGCGACGATGCGCTCAAGGTCGATTTCCAACTCAGCCATACGGGTCTTAAAGTCGGCATCAATCTTTTTTATAGCTGCAAGTTGATCCGGCGATGCACCCTGAAGTGCCTTTGCGATCTCTGCCTCAGAACCATCCTCTTTGCCAAGAAGCACAGTAGACAGTGTTTTAGCAGCAAGACCAGCCAGAGGACCGCCCAGAGCTGTCGCAATAGTCGGCGCTACCTGACCCAATAGTGGGCCTACAACCTTCATGATTTCCATATTACCCCCCTATATTCGCGGGAATACACGCGCCACGAATTGCGAGATTGAATGAATAGCCTCGCTTGTGCGTCTCTTTAAGTTCATCCAATGTTCTTTGACAAGTTTCTTCATCTTGCATCACCATGAGTGGCATAAAATACATTACCTTCGCTGACTGAATATCAAGCATCCAGGCAATCAGCACCACTTTCGCGGTTATCATTTCTTTTGCTCTATGACATGTATCCGCTTATCAAGCTCTGCCCTAATACGTTCCATTTCAAAACGGATAGCAGCGCGAGCGCCAGCAGCATCTGCGGTCATATCCATGCGGCTCTTTTCTATTGCAGCCATTGACCTCTCACGGTCCAACGTCATCGCTGCCCTAGCCAAAGCCGCATCGCGTTCAACACGGTCGATTTTATCGTTCAGGCTTTCTCGGATTTGAGCCATATCGATAGTCGTACCTTGCGGAGGAATAGCCTTATTCTCCGCGTTCACTACGACTGCCACTTTCGACTTTAGTTGGATGATTTCGTTATTTGCGCTGGACAAGCTGCCCATCAAATAAACAACGCACGAAAACAAGATCGGGACGCCCGCAAAAACAACCTTCTCGACCAAAGCACCCTTGCTGGCCGAGGCAGCCATTTCAAGTGCAATCTTTTCCTGTTTTTCTTCTGTCGTGCTCATCGATCTGCCTTCTGCTCCAGCTTATCAAAGATACGCTCGAACATGATCTCAATCCGCTTCATCGTCTCTGTGTAGTCGCTCTTCTGGACGTAGTGCGTCGGAAGATCAACCTCAATCTCATGCAGATCAAGCTGAAGCCGTTGCACGTTTTCCCAAATCTGGCGCGCAAACCATCCAACAATCGTAAGGATTATGCCAAGACCAACATTGATGATGGTTTGCGTTTCCATTTAAATAGTACCTGTCACTTAAAATTGTCTCAGTCTAGAGACAGTTTCTTGGGGTATTCTTGATATATCTTTTACTATTTTTTCGGTCTCTAGCCAAGAAACGGGGCTGAAAATAACCCCTATCTTGGCAGCATCTGATTGGTATTCTGGGTCACTCATAACTCGGTCAAACAATGACCTAAGATGCGCTAGTTTATGATCTGGTACATCTGGTGGCGCAGCAAATGAACGGGCCAAAATAGAGAACCGCTCAAATGCCTCAATCAGGCTTTGGTCTTCATCACTTGCCGCCAACTCCATAACCGTGGGAACGGCATAGAGGCTCTTATGGCGAACCAAACCAGAGCCATATTGAACCAATGGTACAATTTTTTTGTCAGTTAACCAGCTAGGGTTTGTTGTTCGTATGCCGGTCAAGCTGTAGGCTACAACATTGATTTCCCCGCGCTCAAACGCCAACTTTGCCTGCGCGCTGTCAGTATATCCAACCACTTCCTTCATATCCAAGCGAAGGACGCTATTGATTAGACGGATGTGGTTAATAGATGAGGCGCTTTCCGTTCCAGCTATTAGAGAAGTGACCCCGGCCTTTGACCAAAGAACAAATGGCTCCCGCCGCCCGTCAACTGCAGAGCCGAGCCACCCAAACTTGCTAATGTCATATTTAACGCCGTCGCTTTTGGCGAGGAACTGGATAGGCACACGGCTGTCAATCGTGCCAATCTCTGTGCCATCTTTGGGCGAGACATTGTAAAGATAATTAGCTCCGGTTACACCAGCAGCGCCGGGGACCGTTTTAATTGTAACAGATTGTCCTGACTGCTTTTGGAGATGATGAGCGAAGACGCGCGCATGGATCATGTGCCCACCGCTCATGGTATGCACAACAATCTTTAATTCTTCAGCCGCAGCGCCTACCGTCAAGCCTAGCCAGATGATGGCACTTCGTAAGAGGTCGGCCATTGTGGAATATCCCATAGCGTACTTTCAGACTGAGGAGTTCCAGCTAGCCAGTATTTCATGCTGAACCATTTGCCAGCCACTGGGGTGCAGTTTGCATAGTAATTGTCCCAAACCTGTGCAGGGGTATTGCCTTGATCCAACTGTTCTTGGAACCAGCGGCGCTTCTGACATTTGTAGCTTTGGTCATTCACATTGCAGATGTCGGTCAAAGACAGGAGTTCGGACGGCAATTCTAGAAGCGCATTGGCTTGCGTATAATTGCTGTCAATCAGTGGGAACTCAATGCTGCCGCGAGTTGCCTGAGAAACAAAAATTTCCTGCGCTGCAATTGAGCCAGGACGGCGCACCTCAATTGTTCCACCGTTTGAAAACCCGTCATTTTCTTTTTCGCTAGGAATTACCAAGCGGTCATAGCTTCCAGAATTAATTTGAGGCAACGCATATCGCGCGACATACGTTTGGAAATTGTTGATATTCCCAAAGCCACGAACGACATAATCAGTTGTAAACTGTTGGTCCACAAAAGTGAAAGAACGGATGTTTTGCTGAAGCCATGAAATAATAGGGATTACTTCCGCAACTTTTGCGACGCCCCACCCACGGAGGTCGTAGTGGGTACGCAAAGATGGGTCCATATTTTCGGTGTTTATAAAAACAGCCGTTACGTCATCTGTTGTTTGAGACAAAACCTTCCAAAGCCCATAAGTGCTATCAAGGCCACCGGAAAAAGCGATGATCGTTTTCATATTGTTACCCCTGACAAAACAATATTCCCTTC